AGTAACGAGGGCGGAGGGTAGACGGCCCAAACCTAGTCAAATCCGCTCTAGGAGCGGCTCCAGCGGAAATTGCGACTTTAAAAAAGACCCTTGTACCCCCCCTCTCTAAGGGGACAACAAACCCAGTTAACCCAGTCAAACCCAGTCAAATGAGCCTCTAGAGCGGATATGCGGGTTTCTGATGGATATTGTGAACCCAGTCAAATGAGCCTCTAGAGCGGATATGCGGGTTTTGTGAAAAGGCGCCTTTACTTGGGCATGGAGTAAACGGTATTCTTCTATGGAAGCAACTCATTGACTCGCTGAGCTGATCAGATGGCGAAGACTAAACAGATTGAAGCCCCTCTTGCATCCCCCCCGGTTAAACGAGGGCCTGGGCGTCCGCCCAAGCCCAAGCGGGGAAGGCCCACCCTGTATCGTGATACGTTCCCTGAGATGGTGAAGGCGTATTGTTTGCTGACGGGTGCAACTAATCAGCAGATCGCTGAGTATCTGGGAGTTGACATTGAATCTGTGAAGCGTTGGATCAGGGAGAGAACTGAATTTAGAACTTCCGTTCATGAGGGAAGGGAAGGTGCGGACTTGCATGTGGTCAATGCGCTGTACGCTCGCGCCATTGGTTATTCGCATGATGCTGTCCATTTTTCCGCGTATGGAGGTGAGGTGATAGAAACCCCTTACACCAAACACTATCCACCAGACCCAGATGCAGCAAAATGGTGGCTGCGCAATCGCCAGCCTAAGCATTGGCGCGAGCGTCAGGAGCTTACGGGCGCGGAAGGTGGCCCAATCGTATTGCGCATTGGCCCTGTGGATGAACAGCTGTGAATCTCCCTGAGCATTTACGACCCCATAGTATCCTTCCGCAAGCGCCCCTTACGGAGCGTCAGCAGGAAGCCAATCGTTTGCTGGCGGGCCAAGCCACGCATACCTTGCTGGAAGGTGGTTCCCGTTCTGGTAAGACTGCGCTGATCTGTCGTGGACTCATTGTGCGAGCGGCAAAGGCCCCGGACTCTACACATGTGATTTTCCGAAAGCACTTTAACCATCTTAAGTTTTCCATCATCTTTGATTCTATGCCCAAGGTTTTCCGGTTGTTCTTCCCAGAGCTAGAGGGGCGGGTCCATCTGAGCAAGTCAGATTGGTATCATGAATTTCCAAATGGCTCGCGCATCATCTACGCAGGCTTGGATGACAAGGAGCGGACGGAGAAGGTGCTGGGGCAGGAACATGCCACCTTGTTCTTCAATGAGTGCTCACAGATCAGTTATGCAGCTCGCAACAAGGCAGTAACGCGTCTCGCACAAAATGCGGGGCTGAAGCTCCGTGCCTGGTACGATTGCAATCCCACTGTTAAGTCTTCCTGGATTTACAAGGTGTTTGTCCTTCACATTGATCCTAGCAGCGGGGAGCCTTTCGCGAATCCGGGGGATTATGTCAGATTGCCCCGCCCAATGAACCCTGAAGATAACATCCAGAATCTTGCGCCAGATTACATTGCCCAGCTCAATGCGCTACCGGAGCGGGAGCGGCGGCGCTTTTTGCGGGGAGAATGGGATGAGGGAGTGCCCAATGCGCTTTGGCGCATGGATGGATTCTCTCGTGTTGCTCCTATTCGGACGGCGCAGGAGCGTGAGCAAATGAAGGCGAAGCTCCGGCGGGTGGTAGTGAGCGTTGACCCGTCTGGGGGAGAGGATGAGGATGATCTGAGCTCAGATGAGATTGGGCTGGCGGTAACAGGGGTGGACAAAGAGGGGATAGGATACGTCCTAGAAGATTGGACAGGTCATTATTCGCCAAGCAACTGGGGGCGAAAGGCAGTTGAGCTATTTGATCTGTGGAGTGCTGATCTGATTGTTGCTGAGCGAAATTTTGGAGGGGAAATGGTGCGCTTTACGATTCAGGCCGCGAAGCCCAATGTCCCTGTCAAGCTCGTCACCGCCAGTAGGGGGAAGCACATTCGCGCGGAGCCTGTTGCATCGCTCTATGAGCAAGGGCGAGTGAAGCACGCGGGACGGTTTCCTGATCTGGAGGATGAGCAATGCCAGTTCAGCACAGCAGGTTATGCAGGGGAGCGTTCCCCCAATCGTGCGGATACGGTAGTCTTTGGGTTGACGGAGTTGATGCTGGACCCTGAAAGTACCTATACGCTGGACAACATCATCTGAGGTGCTGGCATGATCCTGGTCACGGGTTGCGATGGCTTCATTGGGCATCACCTTTGCCATGCTCTATTGGATAGAGGCGAAAAGGTGATTGGGGTTGACCGCTCCTATGGAGCCCGTGCCGCGTCCCTCACCCCCCATGCCAGCTTCAGCTTTGAGCGTGCGGACTTGCGGCATGGTGGGGTTATGTGGCTGATCACCGCGTACCAGATCGAAACCGTCATCCACCTTGCCGCTCGCGCTGGAGTGCGGGATTCCTTGCAGGCGCCCATTCCGTACATTGATGATAACATCCTGGGCACAGTCAATGTGCTGGAGGCGGTGCGCCGCTCCGGGTTTGTTCAGCACCTGATCTATGCATCTTCTAGCAGCGTGAATGGTGGGCGCCCCCTGAACCCTTACGGGGCATCCAAGCTCGCATGCGAGGCTCTTGCGGGCGCCTGGACGCGGGCCTGGGGCGTTCGCTCTACGGGCCTTCGCTTTCACACCGTCTATGGGCCGCATGGGCGAGAGGACATGGCGCCAATGATCTTCGCGCGGGCACTTCTACATGGCAAGGTGATCAAGCTCCGTGCGAACGGTGCGCACTTGCGGGATTGGACCTACATTGATGATGTGGTGGGTGGTATCTTGGCAGCGATGGTGCGCGGGAAAGGTGGTATCGCCCAGGTCTATGACCTTGGGCCTGGGCGCCCGGAATCTACGCTTGGATTCTTGGAGCATCTTGCGTATCATCTTAGGGTGCGACCCAAGTATGAAATGGTGGAAGGGGAAAAGGGCGAAATGCAGGAGACGCAAGCGGATACCCTTCCGCTTGAGGCTGATGCAGAGTTTCGGTGTGAGATGTCTCTTGATGAAGGGATAAGGACATTTGCTGAGTGGTGCATCAGTTCTGACCTGGAGCCAACGACATGATCAGGGATATGGTAGACTCGCTGGTCAACTTTGTCTCTGGGCTGGGAACGTCCAAGGACAAGTCTGCGCAATCGCAATACATCCTCAACCTTTTGACGCGTAATCAGGTGGAGGCGGCCTATCGCGGGGACTGGCTGGCAAGGAAGGCAATCAGCGTCCCCCCGGCGGATGCGACGCGCAAGTGGCGCGCCTGGCAGGCAGAGGATGCGCAAGTCCAGAAGATTGAGGCGGAAGAAAAGCGGCTGGATGTCCAGGCCAAAGTCCTCAGTGCACTGATCAAGGCGCGGCTCTACGGGGGCGCAATTATCTTCCTGGGGGTGCGCGAGGATGACCCCTTCACTCCACTTGATCCGCTTTCCGTCAAGGCGGGGGAATTGCGCTACATCAACGTTCTCAGTAGGAACCTGGCAACAGCGGGCGAGTTGGAGACGGATGTGCGGCTTCCTGGCTATGGGCTTCCCCGCTGGTATGAAATTGCGGGTGGCCCTCTCGTCAGGATTCATCCCAGCCGCGTGATCCGGTTCATCGGCGCTCCCTATCCTGACGATGATACGATGGCGGATGGCTGGGGCGATTCGGTGCTGCTGGGCATCAATGATGCGCTTCGCTCCGCGTCTGAAGTGGTGCAGGGGACCACTGCCCTGGTGCCAGAGTCAAAGTTGGATATCATCCGTGTTCCCAATCTAATGTCGCAGATTGGGACAGCGGAGTATCGCAATCGGCTCACGCAACGTTTCCAGCTGGCCAATATCACCAAGTCCACACTCAATGCGCTGTTGCTGGACAAGGAGGAAGAATGGGAGCGCAAGGAGATCACCTTCACAGGGCTGCCTGATCTGGAGCGTCTCGCGTTGATGGTGGCGGCGGGGGCGGTGGACATGCCCGCTACGCGCTTGCTTGGGCAGTCCCCGGTCGGGATGAATGCGACGGGCGACTCGGACACGCGCAACTACTATGACCGGGTGAGTGCTGATCAGGAGAACACAATCCGTCCTGCGCTCAGCATCCTGGATGAGTGCCTCATTGGTTCTGCACTAGGGAGCCGTCCCCCGGAGATTCACTACTCATGGAATCCGCTTTGGCAGATGGATGATGTACAGAAGGCGGATGTGGGTTTGAAAAAAGCGCAAGCCTATGCAATCGATGTCAATTCCGGGCTCATCCCTGATGGGGCGCTGGCGAAGGGGCGCATGAATCAGCTGGTGGAGGATGGAGTCTATCCAGGGCTGGAAGCGGCGCTGGAGGATGCGCACATGGATGATCTGGATGAGGGCGATCCTGATGCCAGCGCGCAATTCTCCATGCGCGGTGCCGCTCCCGAATCGGAGCCAGTGCAGGCGACAGCACTCACTGGCGCTCAGATCCAATCGCTGCAAGACATTGTGGTGGCGGTGGTGAACAAAGAGCTTCCGGCAGAGTCCGCTGTGCAGTTGATCATGGTTGGGTTCCCTGCCATCAGCGAAGCGGTAGCGCGGAAGATCATAGAGCCATTGGCGATATTTGAAAAGCCCACACCTACAGCGCCGCTCGCCGCGGTGATCCCCCCGGTGCCAGGCAATGGCGAGGAATAGGCCCCCCAAGCGCGATCCTACGCGCACGACGGATATCCGGCGCCGCTTTGAGGCGGAAGCGGTGCGCCGGTTCCAGCGTCTCAAGTCCCTGATCCGCGAAGCTCTCATTGAGCTGGATGTGTTGGGGCTGCGGGGCAGGAGCGCCAAGGAGGGTATCAATGCCGCGATGTTCCGGGCGGCCTTCGCGCGTGACCAGGCAGGATTGAGCGAGGGGGCCTTTGCCTTTGAGCGTGATCCGCAAAAGGTGCGCTCTTTCATGGCCTGGCTGCGGGCTGCGGAGCGGAAGGAAGTCCTGGGCATACAGGAGGGGGTGGGCCTGGAATCTGCTGCTGAGGGAGCGTGGACTCGCACCTATGTTGAGACCGCGTATCAGCGTGGGATTGCCCAGGCTGGAAACGAGTTACGGGGAGCGGGCGCGGTAGTAGAGCAAGGTTTCATCCGTGCCGCGTTCAATCGTCCAGTCCATGCGGATCGGGCAGGGATCATCTTCACGCGCACCTTTTCCGATCTCAATGGCATCACTGCCGAGATGGACAAGCAGATCAGCCGGGTGCTATCGCAGGGTATTCTGGAAGGCAGGAATCCGCGCGAGATTGCGCGCCAGCTCAATGAGCGTGTGGATCGGATCGGGATCACGCGCGCACGGGTGCTGGCGCGGACGGAAGTGATCAATGCCCACGCGGAGGGTACGCTGAATCTATATGAGGAGGCGGGCGTTGAGGGTGTGGAGCTGGAAGCAGAATGGACAACGGCGGGGGATGATCGTGTCTGCCCGGATTGCGAGGAAAGAGAGGGGCGCGTCATGAGCCTATCGGAAGCGCGCGGGCTCATCCCCCTGCATCCCCAATGCCGGTGCGCATGGCTCCCAGTGGTAGAGAATGCTGGCAACACAACCTTGAGGTAACATGGCCTTAATAGATGTCGTTCGCAAACTGTGCCTGGCGCGACTTGGAAGGCTTCCTGATCTGGAGCATCCGCACGGGTACAATGACATTATCCAGTGGCTGAAGCTCTACGATCAGACCCAGCTTCATATCCCCGCGTGCGATAAGCTAGGAGCCCGGCAAATGGCGAAGGCGCGAGCGGGCGAGTTAGTGCTCATCCCTGTGCTGTCAGTTGCCAAGCTCCCTACTGACTTGCACCTGGATCGGCTGCCCCGTCCCTTTATGGCGAAGGCATCTCACGATTCTGGGGGTGTAATGCGCGTGGAGTACCTGGCAGGGATTCATCCCGCCCTGAGCAAGCTCAAGAAGGCCATGGCCAGACCCTATGGGGTCGAAAAGGGGGAATGGGCCTATGCGCTGTCTGACCCGTGGTGCTTTGCGGAAATGGCGCTTCCTGAGCCAATTGTGGATTACAAATTCCACTGCACCCATGGGCAGATTCGCTGGGTGCAGGTCATTCGCAATCGTGGTAAGGGCACTACCCGCGAAACGATCCTGGCCCCGGACGGATCACTGATGAAGCTCTGGATGGACCACAAGATGATCCATGACCCTGATCCG